TTAAGTTCTGACACTCATCAATAATAACAATAGCATTATCTAATGTAGTTCCACGAATAAAACTGGTAGACCAGAAAGAAATAGTTTCTTGTGCCTTGAGATTTTCATACAACATTTCATATGCATTGTCATCAGGCATCTCAAACATAGATTGTACCATCTTTTTATATGGTATCTGATACAATGATGACTTGTCTTCGTGATCACCAGGTAAGAATCCTATCTCTCTAGTTGCAACAAGAGACCTAACAATATAGATCTTTTCATATGGTGAGTAATCATCTAGAACTTCTTTAAGTGCTTTGTATAAAGCAACAAATGTTTTACCAGTTCCTGCTACACCATAGGCATAGATCATCTTACCTTCATCCCACTGCTCCCACATCACTTTCTGATTATCAGTTAGTGGTTCGATAGGAAGCATGTACTCTTGACTAATAGGTTTCCTACGTTTCATTTGCTTCGCAGTCATACCTTGACCTGGTGCTTTATTTGTTTTCTTTTTAACTGGCATATTAGTATCGGTATTTCTCCGTGATAGTTTTGTTGTTTACATATTTTGCTTTGGGAAGAACTTTATTCTTCATAATATCTACCCAACCAGGATGTGTAGCTACCATCTTATCTCGCCACTCTCCTACTTCACCAGCAGATGCAACTCCTGCGTGCCAGTCTTTATCCCAATCAGGATTGTCTTTCCTCCACTGCTCATATTCTTTCATGGTCATGCGAAGTTCTTTTTTCTCTTCAGTTTTTAAATTTTTTACAGGATATGTTGGCATTAATTAAATCCTTTACTTTTCCGTAGTTTTTTTAGTTTAAGATCATGTCTTGCTTGATTCAACTGCTTCTTCATGTAGTGTATTTCTACGTCAGAATATAACTCACCTTTTTTAAGTGCAGTTTTGATTAGTTTGATTTGGTCTTTGAGTCTCATATTCCTTGAACGCTTCTTTTATACCTTGTGTATTGTCGTGATTTAAAACCCAGTCTGCACAAAATTCGTACAAGTTTCTCCCAAAACCAAATTCTTTTAATGATAACACAGCATCTCTTCTGCGACGCATCATGTCATCTGAATAATCAATCTGGGTATCCATCATCATCGTCTCTCCCTTGTGTATATGTGGAATTATTTCCGTTTGTACTGTACGCATCTACGTCAGAGTATACTTCAGATTCTAACACATCTAATAAAGATTGCAAGCTCTTGACGATGTTTTTTAACTTACCTCTATCCATATTTATATTAGTAGTATAACTACTATACCATAAAAAAAGAGGGGTGTCTACCCCTCTGTAATTATTGTAGAATTTCTCTACATATTCGTTTGCATTCATTTTGTTGTGAGTCGCACTCAACTAGACATTCAAAATAGTCATCAAGCATTGCGTCGTCTGATCTATTATGGTGTTGCCACCCGTCCAGTTCACTGCGTGGTATTAAATTATGCATTTTCCTCCATTTAATTACGTCATAACAAGAGGAGGTTTAATTCATCGTGTTGACCTCTGAATTCTACCACTATTTATTTTTTATACCTATACATTTACTAAATTTTGAAACAAAAATAAATGCCTACGAGTTTATACTCATAGACATTTAAGATGTATTAAGATGTGATCTTCCAGTCTTTGACTGCGTTAAAGTGGACTTTTAAATAAACCCATTTAGCGTAGTTAACACCACGATAGGTCAAGAATGCAAACGTTCTTTCTGGATCGTGCTTTACAGGATCAAACTCTGGAAGAACAGGGGAACCCCAATCTACCTTGATCCTTAGCATTTTACTACCTCTGTTGTTCTAGTAATTGAACTTCGCTATAGATGATAGCGAGGAAGGCAATACAACCCAAGGATATGACCCCCACGACCTGTAGTGTTTCAACCATCGTTAAGCTCCTACCATCTTACGCTGTACTTTAACGCCTCTATACATTAAATCATGTCTTTGACGTTTAGTTGCCTCGTCGAGTACCTTCTTATTGTACTCTTCGGTGTCATAATTAACACCTCTGTATGTGACCTGTGCCATTTGGTTTCTCCTAAAGTAATTGGACTTTGCACCTTTACCTCTTGCGAGGGATCCGTGATTCCGTTCCTTCAGCAAACTGTTGCGTCCTCGTTGGAGGATGAACGATCCGTTCCGAGTTGGCTTACTTGCGTCCTAAGATATAAGCATCGCACCTACCTTCAACTTTCGTACGAAGGTAATCAATAAGGTACTCGTGTGCATCAGAGTTAAGATTCTCATCGCTGAGTATCTCTATTCTGTTACGGTTCCACTCTGAACACGACATTTCCCAGTGAGAAGCGTTGTGTTCAGAGAGAAGTGTTGCGAGTAGTGCTACTTCTATCATTTATGGATGAACGTGTTAGTATACTAACATAACTATTTAGAAATGTCAAACTGTAACAAGTACTACTTTTTTGCTTCTTAATTATATCTTAATTTCCTGACAAATAAAAATCAGTTCCTCCTGCCTTGCAGATTCTCTTCACTGTAGCGTCATAAATTGGTTCGTCTGCAAAAATTAATCCTCTTGTAAAATCAAATGCTTCTCTATATCTGCGAAACTTAAACACATTATCATAAGTATCTGCAGACACAATAACTCCATCATTTCTCTGGTATCTCATGGTCTTCCATACATTAGGATCATCTAACCTTCTGTAGAATATTACCCACATACCTGTTGGCCATGATTTCTCAGATTCTGCAATCATTTTTTCTTTTTACCCTTTGGTGCTTCTTTTTGGTTTGGATCTTTCCATAATTTAGGAGGAACTTTACCTTCAGATTGAACTATTGCTAGAACACTTTTATATTTGTCATAATAATGATCAAATATTTCAGACATTTTGTATGCCATAGTAAGATCCCATCTCAATTCCTCCTTGTCACCTATCTTATACTGAACAAGGTATGCATTATATGGTAGTTTAGAATTGTTATCCTTTTTAGGATCACAATTTTCTTTTAGTATATTCAATGTGGTCATTAGCTACGGTTTCCCCACTCGATTGAAGGAAATGCTTCCTCCACGCATGCTCTAGTAATCTTCCAACGCTTACCTATTTGTTTGTCTTTCATAAGAGTTAGCACTTCTGCTTCTCCTTTATGAAGACCCTCTAGTAATTGTATGAAAAGAGTTTCTCTTCTAGTCTGTGAGACACTCGCACCACCCTTGAAGAAAAGATATAGTTTACGATACTCTTGTACAAGTCTCGTGTGTTCAGTTTCTTCTGGTGCATCGTTTTCTTTGTATGGAACTGTTCCATCAGGGAGCATAGAGACTACACTCTCATCAAAGTTAGCGATCAAAACAGATCTCAATGCAGGAGTATTATACTCCTTTAGTAATTTTATTTTTTGTGCTTTAGTTTTTGCGTTGCTTACTTTTTGTAGCACTTCATTTAGTAACAATTGCATAATTATTATTGTTCCGTATTAATATTTATTAGTCTTCTAAATCCTCTCTTTCCTCTAGAGGATCAGTGAACCTAACAGATAATAGTTCTTCGTTTAGAATATATCCATTTCTGTCATACATTTCTGGGTGCATGGCATTTTCTTCTTCAATCTCTTTGGCATAAAGTTGGTCATGTTTAACTTCGTTTGCTGTCCATCCTGCTAGTACCCCGATTGCTAAGAAGATAAAGGATGTAGTTACTGACATAAAGATCATCATTGTTTCAGTCATTGTTCAACTCCGAACTAATTTTTTTTCTGTTCCCACCTAAGTTCAAAGTTGAAGTAGACTTTTCGTTTTAGGAGGGTAAACGCTTTGTTTATAAGTATCCCTTTGCGGATAGGTTCAATGAACTTCGGTTTCGCCCTCCTTAACATGAGTTCTATACCTTTATTTATTTTAATTTCTGTCATTAACCTTTACTAGATGTTACTAATCCTTTCTTAAGAAATAATTTGGCGACGTCAATGAGTCCACCAATCAATTCGTCATCTATGATGACCACAGGAAAACCACTTAGTTGCTGACCGTACTTTGATTTTAATTTAAGTTGACTATCAATTCCTAAGTCCGCCCACTTGACCTCAGTATATTCTACGTTCGCTCTCGCCATCAATTCTTTAGTTCTAGTGCACCAGATACATCCTTCATTGGTATAGATTATTATATCCATGAGTTTTTATTTTTATGTATAAAAAAAGAGGGTCTCTTTTTAAGACCCTCAGTATAGCATGATGTAGTTTTATTGTCAACCGATAGATGGTGCAGTTAAAGCAACCTCTGTAGTCTCAGCAGATGCTAAGTCTAATGGGAAGTTGTGAGCGTTACGCTCATGCATTACTTCCATACCTAAGTTTGCTCTGTTAAGAACATCTCCCCATGTTGGAATAACTTTTCCGTTTACATCTACAACTGATTGGTTGAAGTTGAATCCGTTTAAGTTAAATGCCATTGTACAAATACCCATGGATGTTAACCATACGCATACAACTGGGAATAC